GATGCGCGACGCTTGCGTCAGCGCGCTCTCTTGCAGCTCAGCTGCCAAGTATGCGTATGGCGAACCATCGCGCCACGGGCATGTCGCACACATCGATCGCTGTGTTGGCATTGGCTTTGGTCGCTTGCTCATGGCGTGATGTTGTGGTCGAGCACATAGAGCACAGCTTCTTTCAGCTCTTCTTCTGTTGGCAGATCGCCAGTGCGATTGAAAGCGTCAGTGACAGCGCGCGCGATGCTTGATGCGATCGCTTCTTTTTGTGCTGCAGTCATGTGGTTCAGTCGTTGTAGAGCGTCACGCAGAGCGCGTTCTTGGTCTTGTCGACGCATCCAGTCCTTGCATCAATCGACATGTAGAACCACGAAAGCACTTCGCCATCTTCTTTGCGCTCACCACTGCTCACGAACGTGATCTGGCGGTGCGTGCGATCGCTCTCGATCGTGAAGCCAACGTCTGCGCTGTCGAGCCAGACTTGGTGATGGCTGAAGAATCGCAGACTGCTGATCTCAGCGCAGCCGTGACCATTGTGCCATGTGAACAGCTTCGAGTTCAGTGGCTTTCCAGTGATGAATGGTCGCGCGCTCATACGCCATGTCGCCAGCGTCGCTTGTGCAGCGTGATCGTGTCGCCAACGATCGTGATCAGCTCTTTGCGTTCCAGCACTGCGAGCGTCTGCCAGCGTCTCGACCAGATCGAGAAACTCGCGACGAAGCCACGACCAGCTTGCGCGTTCGTGGTCATCTCGCGCTGAATGTCGTCGAAGACTCTTTGCTGAACTGGTGAGAGCGTCATGACTGCGCTCCCATCATCTTGGCGATCTGCGCTTTGAAAGCGTCTGCCATTGGAATCGTGCGCACGTCCACACCAAGCTGCGTGCTGGCTTTGGCTGCGTCGCGCTCTGCCCAGTTGCGCGTGCGCTCGTTGTTGCTCGCGATGTTCATGTGGTAAGCGTTGGCAGCGTTCTGCACCAGCTCGTCATGCGTCCACACTTTTGGTGCTGGTCGATTGATGATCTCGACTGCTGCTTTTTTGCACGCTGCTGCTGAGCGCTGCGTGGTGATGTTCTTCTTCGTGGTGTTGTCTCGCAGCGTGAAGTCGACTGGCTTTTCTTTGTCGCTGTCATACCAGTTTGGCGTGATGTCGAAGCGACCATCGACGCTCTCACTGCTGTTGACGTAGTCGTCGCCATTCTCGTCAGCTTCGACTTCGTCGTTCCAATCAAGTTTCAAGTTCATTGTCATGGTGTAAGAAAGCACTTTTCCACTGGTGCGCAAATTATATTTCGATCTTTTTTTCAGTCTTTTTGCGCCAGCGCGAACGTCTCGTTGACGATGCGACGATTGAACTTGTAGCTGGTGAAGTCGACATTCGCGCCACCACGCAGCAGCGCTTTGAGCGTGCGAATGTTTCTGCGCAGATCGCGACGTTCGCGACATCTGCTGGAATAACCAACACGCCAGCTGCGTCGCGCCATGTAGCCAGCAGGCCAAGCGTCCCAGCTCGATGCTGGTGGCACTTCGATCAGTTTCTCTGCTGCCAGCGAAGCTTTGAGTTCAGCGCGCGCAGCGTTCAGTTGCTCTGTCAGTGTGTTCTTCAATGTCGTTGTCATGCTCTACAATTCCACAAGAACACCAGTGCGCAACAACTATTTCAATCTTTTTTCAACTTTTTTTTGGCTCGAAAAAGACCACTTGCAAGCAGTCAATTCGACGTGCGATCAGTGCAGCTCACAGAAGTGGTTTAAGGCGAAACGATAACAAGCGAGCGTGCCATTGAAGCGATTCGTGGCACGCTCGTCTTGCGTCTTGCACTGGCGATTGGCGCGCGCTACACTTTCACACGATGCCACAACCACCAAGCGCGCTTTCAAAAGCGCAGCGCGACCAGATCGCTGATCTCTTGGCGCGCACCATGATGACGTTCTTCAACGCATACTATCTGCACGCAAGTGGCACGAGCGAGACAGAGCTGATGATCGATCACGACATCACTGCTGCTGGCTGTGGTGCGTGCAAGCATTGCTCTGCTGTCTCGCGCTTGACGATCAAGACTGCGATCGCTGCTGTCGATGAAGGCATTCCATTCCAAGTCGCTCAAGCGCAGCTCGCCAAGAGAATCAACAAGAACATCGACAGACTGCTCAGACGAACAGCAGCGCGCCAATCATGATCTTCATCTTTCTTTCGTTCGCGCTGATTCTCAGTCGCACTCAATGTCGAGCGCTGGCATACTTGTGCCCGATCATGCGCTTCAAAGCGCCATTGCAATCGTGAGCAAAGAGCAAACACCAGACGAGATCAAGACTGAGCGCGACGTGTTGCTTCAAGTCGTGCAAGGTGCGCAGCAACGTGAACAAGAATCAGAGCGCACCATCCAGCTGCTATTGATCGCTGGTCATGTCAAAGAAGATCGAGTCAATCAAGCCAGAGAATTGGCAAAGCTATGATCACCAAACTGAACAACATCGCAGCTGAGCTGAACGCGCTCACTGCTGAAGTGCTCTGCAACAAAGAGCTGCCACCACAAGACCAAGCAATCAACACAGTCACTGCTGTGCATGGTGTGCGCACTGCCATTGGCAATCTCGACACTGCTCTTCATGCGCGCCACAACGAGCGCCACCCAATCAAAGCGTCGCCATATTCAGAGCCACGCATCACCAGCTCAACTGATCGCGCTGTGCTCACACCAGAAGATCGTGCTGACATAGACGCAACACCATGAAGTCAGTGTTGATCAAGCAGCTGAACCAACTGAAGACCATCACATGGGATGGCAACCTCATGAGCAAAGGCTCGCGCGATGCGCTCGTCGAACTTGGTATGGTGGCACGTCATCAAGGTTGGAACTTTCTCACACAGAAAGGTGTGCAACAGCTGATCGAAGACGCACAGCTCTTGCCATGAAGCATGACTCGATCACTGACACACGCCACCCACACCACTGCTGCACTTCGAAATTCTTTTTGGTTTCACGAGTCACTCTGGCAACTTCCCTTTCGGCGCGTGCAGAGACGCCCCGAATCTTTTTAGATTGTGAGCAAAAAAAAGACCAGCTCATCGAACGTGGACGTGCTTGCGCCATCAGACATGGCGAACTGGCTGGTGCTCAGCGAGCAAGAGCTGGCGAATCTGACGAAGAATGGAGTGGTCAAGCGATCGAGCGAGAAGACAGAGAGTGGTCGCCATCGCGTCGTCTACAAAGTGAAAGAAACTGTCGGCGCTTATGTGATGCACTTGAAAGCGCCATCGATCGAAGCGCGCAACCAGTTCATTCTGGAGAAGGGCTTGACGCAGCAGATCATTCGCGCGCAAAAAGAACTTGAGCTGGCGAAGCAGCGTGGCGATCTGATCGAGCGCTCGCGCATCACGCTGATCGTGACGCAGCTCTTGTCGACGGTGAAGAATCATGTGCTGGCGATTCCACAGCGTTGCGCTCGCATGGTGCGTGGCATGACCAGTGTGCCAGAGATCAACACCATCTTGGCGAACGCTTGCGAGCTGACGTTGCGCGAAGCCAGCGAGTTCAACATCAACGACGTCTTGAAGCCAGTGAACAGCACCAATGGTCAGCACGATCACAAGCGCACGCGAGCGAAAGCAAAAGTTCGATCGAAGTGATGAAGAGTTTCTGCAGTCGCTGACATCAGCGCTGCGACCACCATCGCATCTGTCGCTCAGTCAATGGGCTGACAAGTATCGCGTGCTGTCGCGCGAGTCGAGCGCTGAGCATGGCGCTTGGGTGACAGCGAATGCGCCATACGAGCGCGAGATCATGGACGCGATCAGCGACCCATTCACAGAGCGTGTTGCAATTCAGAAAGCTGCACAGCTTGGACTGACTGACGCAGCGATCTTGAATCCAATCGGCTACTACATCGACCAAGACCCATGCCCCATGTTGGTGGTGCAGCCAACGATCGAGATCGCTGAAGCGTTCAGCAACGATCGCTTGCATCCAATGCTTCGCGACACGCCACGTCTGCATGGCAAAGTCGCTGACGCTCGATCGCGCGACAGCCAGAACACGCTGCGTCGAAAAAGTTTCGATGGTGGCTTCGTGGCGATTGGTGGCGCGAACAGTCCAGCCACGCTGAGTGGTCGACCAGTGCGCGTGGTGTTGCTCGACGACGTCGATCGCTATCCACTGTCAGCTGGCAAAGAAGGCTCGCCACTGCAGCTGGCGATCGCGCGCACAACAGCATTCTGGAATCGCAAGATTGTCATCGTCAGCTCGCCCGGCACTGAAGGTGTCAGTCACATCGAGCGCGAGATGGCGACGTCGACGTGTGAACACTGGTATCTGCCATGTCCACAGTGTGGCACGCACCAGCAGCTGATGTTCGAGCGCATCGAGTTCGACGATCTCACGCACAGCTGTGTGGTGTGTCCAGCCAAGTCTCAAAAGTATCAGTGGCTTGCTGGCACTGGAGAGTTCAGAGCGCATCGACCATTCGACGAGCGTGGCAACAAAGTGCTGGTGCGTGGTTTCTTTCTCAGTGGTCTGTTCAACCCGTGGCAAGAATGGGACACGCTGCGCGACGAGTTCGTGCGCGCATCTCGCGCCAACGCTGAAGGCGATGTGGAGCTGCTGAAAGCGTTCAACAACACGCGACTTGGTCGACTCCACAAAGAAGCTGGTCAGAAAGTCGACATCGATCTCTACAAGCTGCGCCGTGAAGTCTACGCAGTAAAGCAGCCAGAAGACGAGAAGCAGCTGCCAGTCGAAGAGCTGGCGATCGCAGAAGTGCCAGACGGCGTGCTCGTGCTCACCAGTGGCGTCGACGTTGGCGAGCGCGAAGTCTGGTATGAGATCGTTGGCTGGGGTCGTGGTCGCGAAAGCTGGGGCATCGAGTATGGCATCTTAGATGGCGACCCACGCGAGCCAGAAGTGTGGGAGCTGCTCGATGACGCTGTCTACAATCGCGTGTTGATCACGCACGACAACAAGAAGATGAAGATCAAGCGCATCGCTGTTGATTCCAACTACGCTTCAGACTTCGTCTATGCTTACACCAAGCCACGACAGCCACGCTGCGTCAGCGTTCGTGGTGAAGGTGGTCTTGGCAAGCCACTGGTGAAGGGCGCTGGCACACTGACCAAAGGCAATCGCGCGCGACTCTTCACGCTTGGCGTCGACACTGGCAAAGAAGAGATCACCAATCGACTGCGCGTCAGCGTGCGTGGTGCTGGCTTCTGCCACTTTCCATGCAGCGCGCACAAGAGCAAAGAGCCAGATGGCTCGATGGTGAACGACCCAGCGCGTGGCTATGACGAAGAATACTTCAAAGGGCTGACAGCTGAATCGCGCATTGCCAAGCACAAGCATGGCTTCAAGACGTATCTCTGGACAAAGCGCTTGAGCCAGCGCAACGAGCCATTCGACGTGCGCAACTATGCGCTCGCAGCGCTCGTGCTGCCATTCTCTGGCATCAAGCTTGAGACGATGAAGCGTGACTTGCTGTCGAGCGAAGACCAGAAGCGATCAGCGATGTTTGGCGCGCAGCAAGCGCGCATCGATGGCGTGACGACGTCCACGACTGCGCCACCATCTGCACCACAAGCAGTGCGCTTTGGCGCGCAGAATCGCCCGATCTACTAAGGGAAAAGTCTCACGTCGCCACCACCACGCTCGCGCTCGCGATCGACTTGCGCAGCGCGCTGGCGATTGATCTTGGTCTTGACTGGCTTCTTTGGCTTGCGCTCGACTGGCTGGCTCTTGGTCTTCTTTTTTGGTGTGCTCATGCAACCAGTTCGCGCGTGCGATCGCCACCAGATGCTTCACGCTGCTTCGAACGCGTCCCATGCTGCGATCGACGCGTTGACTGGTGCGACTGGTGCGAGACGCTGCTCCCACTCTTGAACGCTGAGCTGGCGACCATTGACTTTCTTGGCGAACAAGCGCGCGCCATCTTTCCAACTGTCTTTTCTCCACATGCCCTTCAGCGCTTTGCCAGCTTTGTTGACTGGCTTGCCAGCTGCGAGCCAAGCGCCATGCTTGACTGGCGACGTCGCTTGAAAGCTGGCTTCGACGTCTTTGACCACTTGCCACGCTGCTGGCTCTGACTTCATCACTTCAGCGATCTCGAAGTCTTGCATGAACGGGCAGAACACGCACGACGACTTCACCACTGCTGGAAAGCCAAGAGCGACGATGATCGCTTCGCAAGCTTTGCGATCGAGCGCCAAGTTGCGCAGCGGATACGCGCTTTGATGCACGTCGTTGCTGCGCACTGTGAAAGCTTTGTTGGCGCGACGATCTTCATTGGCTTCGATGCCAATCGACCAGCTGATCTGCGCTGCTGGAAAGAGCTGCTCTGCGTGCTTGTGCATGACTTCAGTCTTGAACTTCAGCGAGCACAGATGCGAACCACCGGGCATCAGTGGCACTGTGCCAGTGCGCAGCAGCCACTCTGTGATCGTCTCTTGCTCGCGACGAACGCGAATGAACGACAGACCAGCTGCTTGATACGCTGCTTCGAAGCGCGCCACATTCTCGTATGTCGCGCTGCGCTCTGCACCAGTGTCAGAGAACATCACTGCGTCAGCGACTGGAAAAGCTTCGTCGAGCACTTCGCGCGAGATGCCAATCAGCGCAGCAGCTTCGTCACGTTTCAGATTGATCGCCAGCAGAGCGCTGGAGTCGACGCCACCACCAAAAGCGATGATGTGTTTCTTGTAGCAGTTCACTGAGTTCGTTGTTGTCATTGTGTAAGATTACACAAGAACACTGCCACGCAACAAGAAAAAGCACTTTTTTTGAACTTTTTTTTGGTGGTCAAAAGCCGTCTTTTTTGGTCATGCTGTCGCCAGTGGCTTCACCACCAGCTTCACTTTCAAGCAGTGCCAGCGAAGCGCGCGATTGATCGTGGCTTGCATGGTCGACGCGTTCTTGTAGTCGACGCCATCGCTCATGATCTGACCATCGTGGTCGAGTCTGAAGCAGAGATTGTCGTTGGCTGGATAGATCACCAGCTTGATGGTGTCGTCGAGCTGAGCGAAGACGCGCTCGTCGTTCAGCTCGAAGCTGATCGTGGTCGTGGCTGGATTCTTGAAGTCGCGCATGGTCGTGATCTCAGTTGCGAATCTCTTCAGAGATCAGCGTGTAGTTGCTGCCATCGACGTGCTGCAGACGACCAGTGGTCGAGCCATCTGGCTTCAGACGATAGCCCCAGCTGACGACGCCATTCCAGACGTTGGCTTGATAAAGGTTGCCACTTTTGACGTGGCGATAAACGCGCACGCGGTGCTCTGGTTTCACTGCTTCGTTCGTTGTTGTCATAATGGAATCTTCCACAAGAACACAAGTGTGCAACTTCTTTTTGCACTTTTTTTCACTTTTTTTTGCTGCCGAAATTAGCCAGCAAAAAGCGACCAAAAAGTCATTGCCTCAAGAGCGCGTGACGCGTCGTGCGGTCTTGCTCCCGGTAGGACAAAGAATCGCTTGGATGCGCGCGCGTGCGCTGGAAGTGCAGAAACCATCACTGCGATCGCTGCTGCTTTGCCCAGTTGCAGAGCACGTTGGCAGCGATGCGCGTGCGATAGACGCCAGTCTCAGTCTCTTGGCGCACCAGCTCGTCGAGCACTTGAACTGGCAAGACAGCTTGAAGACGATATGTGCCAACAACTGGTCGACCAACTTTGCGCGCTGGTGGTTGTTGCTGGTTCGCTTTGAGGTATCTGCTCGCCACGCTTTCAACCAGTATCAGCAGTCAGTCTCAGTCTCAAGATAAATTCTGACCATGATCTGAGCATAAATTCCACAGGTATTGACCAGATTCGATTCGCGCCAGAGATCAGCCAGCTGGATGCCACAGCCAGACGACCACCAACCAAAGCCAGTCGCAGCAGTTGTCGTCATCGCTCCAGTGGTCGAAGAACCACCACCATCGACTGATCTCGTTCCATTCACTTGTCCGTGGGCGATGGATGGTCTGCGTCGAGCCACTGAAGGCATGGGCACAGCGACTGCTGGCGTGAGCGAATACCACATTGGCACTCGTGGTCTGAAATACACTGACGCTGCCAAGCAGATCGGAATGATTGGCTGGTGGAACGAGATGGTCAAACTTTTCTGCGGTGTCGAAGGTCTGCCACCAGCAGCCACTGGTCGCGACACAGCTTTTCGAGTCATCATGCGTGACGTATGAGCACAGCGACTCTCAATGGCAATGGTCAGCACAGATTGCCACGCGGCATCATTCTCGATTCGAGTGGACACTTGCTGCGCCCAAGCGTGCATGACATTCAAGCCAACGTCGCGCTCGCGCCACAGTTTGGCTTTGGTGGCACTGGCTATGGTCAATACGGCGCGAATCTCACCAAGAACTCGCTGGCTGGCTGGTTGTGGCGCGGTGGCGACGCTGATCGCGACATTGGTCTGAACGTCCAAGTGTTGCGCGAGCGATCGCGCGACGCGTTCATGGGCATTCCACTGGCGAGCGCAGCGATCGAGACGCTCGACACGAACGTGATTGGCGAAGGGCTTTACCCAGCGCCGAACGTCGATGGCGAAGCGCTTGGTCTTGACGAGACGCAGACTGCTGATCTGAACAAAGAGCTGGCGATGAAGTTTGGCTGGTGGGCTGGCAATCCACGCGAGTGTGACTTCGAAGCGAAGCACACTTTTCCAACGATGCAGCACGTCTCTTTTCAGTCGATGCTTTTGTCTGGCGATTGTCCAGTGCTCTTCCCGTTGAAGCCACGCGCTGGCACGATGTTCGACTTTCGTCTGCGCATTCTCGAAGCAGATCGCGTGATGAACCCACCACTGGAGCTGATGCAAATTGGTCAGAACATCTTCAATGGCGTCGAGCTGGCAGACGATGGCGAGCTGGCAGCGTATCACATCGCAGAGCGCCACCCACTCGCAGTGCGCCAGCAGTTCGCGTTCATCGCCAGCACCAAGACAATTCGCGTCGAGCCATACGGCGCGCTCAGTGGTCGACGCAACATGGTCATGATGATGCGACCAGAGCGACCAGAGCAACGTCGTGGTGTGCCAATCTTGGCTGTGTGTCTGGAGCTGCTCAAGCAACAAGGGCGCTACATCGACAGCACTGTGGTCAGCGCAGTCATTCAGAGCTACTTCACAGCGTTCATCACGTCTGAGTTCCCTGACCCAACGATCTTTGACTCGCTGCTGACTGAAGAGCAGAAAGCTGAGATCACCAATCTGAACGCATACAACGTGCAGCTTGGGCCCGGTATCGTGAACTTCATGCGACCTGGGCACAGCGTGAACTTCGCCAATCCAACGATGCCACAAGCCACGTTTGGTGAGTTCACGATGGCAGTGGCGAAGTTCATTGGCGCTGCGCTTGGCATTCCATACGAAGTTCTGTTGAAGCAGTTCAATGCCAGCTACAGCGCGAGCAGAGCTGCGCTGCTCGACTTCTGGAAGCGCGTGCGCAAGTATCGCGCGCTTGTCATCGACCAGCTGTGCCAGCCAGTCTATGAAGAGTGGATGACAGACGCGATCTCGCTTGGTCGCATCGTGAATTTCAAAGGTGGCTTTGACGACCCACTGATCAAGCAAGCCATGCTTCGCTGCATCTGGACTGGTTCGAGCGCTGGCAGTCTCGACCCAGCGAAAGAAGTCATGGCAGCTGATCTCAAAGTGAAGTGTGGCTTCAGCACAACTGAGCGCGAGAGCATGGAGCTGAACGGCAGCAACTATCGCGACAACATTCGTCAGCAAGCGACTGAGCTGAGCGAGTTCGAAGAAGCTGATCTGATCTATCCACCTTATCGGCCAACGCAGTTGACCAGCTTGGTTGGTGCTCCAAAGACTGAAGCGCCAGCTTCGCCATCAAAGCCAACACCACCAGCAGCGCCACCAAAGCCAGCAGCGCCACCAAAGTCACGATCGCGATCGCGCTTGTTCAGCGCTGCTGAACTTGCCAGTGGCACAAGTGGAGTCTTCACACGATGAACAACGCACAACCATTCTACCGATTCAGAGCTGAAGCTGGCGACGAGCCAGCCAGCGCAGAGCTGTTGATCTTCTCAGTCATTGGCGACTGGTCAGACATGGGCGAAGTCAGCGCGCAAGCGTTCGCCACTGAGCTGTCGAAGCTGCCAACGAGCGTGAAACGTCTCGACATTCACATCAATTCGCCCGGTGGTTCAGTGCCAGAAGCGCAAGCGATCTTCTCGCGTCTGGCTGATCATCGCAGCCAGAAGATCGTCTACATCGATGGACTGGCAGCGAGCGCAGCCACCATCATCGCGATGGTTGGTCACAAGATTTATATCAGAGCCAACGCGAACATGATGATTCATCTGCCAAGCGCGCTCGCGATGGGCAACGCTGACGACATGCGCACAGTGGCTGCAGCGCTCGACTCAGTCACAGAGTCGATGATCAACGTCTATGCGAAGCGCACCAAACTGGAGCGCGACGAGATTCACGATCTGCTCGCAGCAGAGACGTGGTTCAGTCCACAGCAAGCAGTCGACAAAGGCTTCGCTGACGAGATGCGTGGTGTCATCAAGACATCTGCGATCAGTGGCACGAAGCGCGTGATCTTCAATGGCATCGAGCACGATCTTTCTCGTTTCAACAACATTCCGGCGTTCAGCGCCACAACCCAACCATCAAACACTATGCCACCAACCAACGAACCAGCACCGCCAGCAGCGCCACCAGCGCACGCACCAAAGCCACCACACGAGCCAGCAGCGCCACCAGCTGCGCCACCAAACCCACCACCCAATGCGCCACCGCCACCAAACACTGCGCCACAACCAGCAGCGCCAGCTCAGCCAACAGCTGCAGTGTCTGACCACGATCGTGGCGTGACAGCTGAACGCGAGCGCGTGCTGGCACTCCAGAAACTCGACAAGCCAGCGACGCACGAGATCGTCACGAAAGCGATCGCTGATGGCAAGCAGCCAGCTGACATCATCGCTGAGTGTCTCACTGCGATGGAGACAGCTGGAACACAGCACGCACGTCGCACTGACGCGTCTGTGTTGAATGGCGTCCCGGGCAGCGACGCTGGCAACACGTCGACGAACAGCTTTGGCACGAAGCTGAAAGCAGCTGTCGCAGAGCGCAGAAAAGCGCGATCGCCACGCTTGATAAACAGTCGCAACTGACAGTCGCAACCACACAACCAACCAACAAAAGAAAGAACAACATCATGATCAAAGGTGCTCTCTATCCAGTCAACTTGCTGAGTCACGACGACGACCCCAACTGGAAGGTCGTGCGCTATCCATTCGTGGACGCAGCGCCAGAAGTCATCGCCAAGATGCTCCCAGGCTTCTTGGTCAAATTCGACGCTGCACAGACGCACGTCTTGCCAGCTCTTGCAGCTGACGACGCTGCGCTTGGTGGTGTCATCATCGACCTGCCAGACCCATACAACACTGGCGACACAACTGTCGCTGTGGCGCTCTCTGGCAGCTTCAATCAACGCCAGATTCACTATGCCAACGCATGGTCACAAGGTGGTTCGCCAACGCCGTTGAGTCCAGCAGCGATCGCGCGTCTGCGCTCATTGCAGATTTATCTCGACCCGTCAGTGCCCACTGGGCCGTTCGCACCTTAACTCAGCAACAGACGCACGCTCTCAATCCAGCCAACCAAACCAGAAAGAAACCAACAACATGATCACTGACCCAAACTACAGCACGCGGACGCTGCTCGAAGCTTTCGAGCAAGGCCCGATCGTCAGCACTTTTCTTCGCGACACTTTTTTCAAAGGTCGTGAATACCCACCAACGTCGACCATCGAGTTCGACTTCAGACGTGGTCGTCGCAAGATGGCGCCGTTCGTCGCGCCACTGATCGGTGGCAAAGTGATGGAGCGTCAAGGCTACGAGACACGCTTCTTCAAAGCGCCACGCATCGCGCCAGTGCGCGCGCTGCGCATCCCTGATCTCGAACCGCGTCTGATTGGTGAGACGATCTACAGTGGACGCACTGAAGCTGATCGCGCTGCTGAGCTGATCGCAGCTGACAGCGAGTTTCTCGATGACGCGATCTCGCGTCGCGAAGAGTGGATGTGTCGCCAAGTGCTGGTCAATGGTGGTGTCACAGTCACAGCTGAGAATGGCTACACGCAAGCGATCAACTATCTGGAGAGCACTGCTGGCGTGACCAACAACCACGAGACGATCGCTGTGAAATGGGATCAAGCTGCGAGCGACCCACTGCATGATCTTGAGATCGCGCGCCAGAACACCATCAAGTTCAGTGGTGTCAGTCCAAACGTCGCGCTGTTTGGCACGAATGCAGCCAGCGTGTTCACGCGCAACCAGTCAGTCAAAGACTTGCTCGACAATCGTCGCTTCGAGCTGGGCGCAATTCAGCCAATCATTCAGAGCGACTCAGTTGTGCGCTTCGCGCTCGTGCCTGGGATGGAGTGTTACAGCTATTCAGAATACTTCGAAGACGACGCTGGTCAGCTCTTTCCAATGCTGCCACCTGATCTGGTCATGCTGTTGTCGACCAACGTGCAAGGCAAGATCGTTTATGGCGCATTCACGCAGCTTGAAGACGTCCAGTCAAAGCGCTTCGTCACTTACCAGACGAGTCGCATCCCATACGTCTACGGCGACGAAGAAGGTGGTGCGCTCTACTACAGACTGACGAGCTGCCCACTGCCAATGCCAGCTGACGTGCTTGGCTATCGCATCATTGAAGCATTGCCCGGTGGTGTGGGACCGTTCACGCTTGGTGCTACTGGTCTGGAAGCAGAGCAACCATTCTTCGAGTCTGAGAAAGTCGACGAGCAGCCACAGCCAGAGCTGCACGAAGAAGGTGTCGAAGCACGCGAACGCGCTGAGAAAGCGCGCGAGCCACTCGTCAAGAAGCCAGCCAAAGGCAAAGACCAGACAGCTGAAGGTGAGCAGAACTACGACGAGCTGACAGTGCCAGAGCTGCGCGATCTCGCTGTCGAGCGCCAGCTGGACGTCAACACGCGCATGACGAAAGACGAGCTGATCAGTGCGCTGAAGAAAGACGACAAGCATCGAGAAAAAGAAGAGCACCAGAGCTGACCAACACACCAAACCAGCAAAGCCAACTGAATGAGTCTGCGCGACCAGATCATGTTCAAAGACCCTGAGAGGGTCTTCTTGAACACCAACGAGTTCGCTGAAGTGCGAGAGTTTCGCATTGCAGATGGTCGTGGCAGCTTCATCGTCTTCAACGCGAAAGTCGTGTGGGACAACGAGATGGCGAAGCAGTTGGCGATCGTCAAGATTCATGGTGTGTATCAAGGCGACTTGGTCGCATACATCACGCACGCAACGCTGCCTCGACCGCCGTTGGCTGGTGAGCTGGTCTACTCACCAGCCAACCAACCGTGGGAGATCATCGACGTCACTGACGAGATGGGCATGTGGAAACTCGCGCTGTCGATGACGCGATCGCAGCCAGCGCACTACGGGAGCAACTGACATGGTCGCACTCCAGATCGACACGAGCCAACTGAAGAAGATGACGAGCACTCTCGCTGGCATTCCAGATGGTGTGAGAAAAGCGCTCGTGCCAGCGATCAATCGCGCGCTGTCGAGTGGTCAGACGACAGTGAAGCGCGAGATTCGAAAAGAGTATCTGATCAAAGCCAAAGACATCCCAACCAAGCTGCATCGCGCGCGCTACGCTTCACCAGTTGGTCACGTTCGCATCGACCAAGGGATGCTTGGTGTCGACAAGTTCAGCTACAAGCCAAAAGCAGTGCAGAAGCGCAAGAACAAGAAACCCATCTTCGTGCAGATCAAGCGATCTGGTGGTGGCATCGTCGCGCGATCGTTCGTGCTTTCTGGCAAGGGACCTTTTCAACGCAGAAGTGCAGCGCCACGTCTGCCAATCAGAAAGTTGCTCGCGATCGGTGCACCCATCATGGCGACACAGCCACATGTCGGTCCTGCTGTGAACAAAGCGATGGGCGACACGCTTGCCAAGCGCATCGACCACGAGATCAAACGAGTCTTGGCAAGCTACGGAGGACACTCATGACAACACTCATCATCGCGCAAGCCACTGGCAGCAACACTGGTCTGCTGGTCATCATCTATTGGGTGCTGCTATTGCTAACAGCCATCGGTGCGTTCGTGCCAGTGACTGCTTGGCCGTATGCACCACGAGCGACTTGGGTGATCGCAGTCATACTGTTCATCATTCTCGGCATCAAGATTCTCAAGCCAACTTTGTAACACACCACACCACATGGGCACGATTCTCATCATCATCTTGATTCTGCTGCTGATTGGCGCGCTGCCGCGCTGGGGTTACAGCAGCCAGTGGGGCTACTTTCCAAGTGGTGGTCTTGGTCTGGTGCTGTTGATCATCATCATTCTCGCGTTGACTGGACATCTATGAACCCTGAGCCAGTCACACCACCATCTGAAGACACTGGTCGTCGCGCGCAGAGCGTCTACGATCTCGAAGTGACGCTGCAGAAGTTTCTCCAGCGA